ATCTCCACTCTCCCTGGCGGACAAAACCTGGGTGAAATCACTGATATTGAGTATTTTAAAAAGAAACTCTACCGTTCGCTTAACGTCCCTCCATCACGAATGGATGGAGAAGGTGGGTTTAACTTGGGGAGATCTTCTGAGATCCTGAGAGACGAACTCAAATTCACAAAGTTTGTTGGACGTTTGAGAAAGAGATTTTCCAACATGTTTAATGACATGCTGAAGACTCAATTACTCCTGAAGAATGTAATTACTCCAGAAGATTGGGAGATCATGTCTGAGCATATTCAGTATGATTTCCTTTATGATAACCATTTCTCAGAACTGAAGGAAGCAGAATTGATGAATGAGAGACTTACTCTCGTTCAAACTGCAGAACCTTATGTTGGAAAGTATTACTCTCAGGATTATGTTAGACGTAAGATCCTGCGTCAAACTGACATGGAAATCATTGAGCAAGATAAGTTGATCAAAAAAGAAATTAAGGATGGTACAATTCCTGATCCTGCAACCATCGATCCTGCAACTGGATTACCTTTTGCACCGGAGTCTGCGGCAGGTATGGATTTAGGTAAACCTCAAATGGAACCAGAGGTTGACGGATCTGCAACCGAAGCTCCTGAAATGCCTAAAGGCGGGGAGATATAAATACCTCTTAGTCGTATATAATACACCCAAATGGATGACCTTTTAGATATGATCTCAACTGATGAGTCACCCTCTCAAGTTAGTGATAAGATCAAAGAACTTCTTTTTGCCAAATCTGCAGAAAAAATTGATGGTTATCGTTCTTCGGTAGCAAGTTCATTGTTTAATAGCGATGAAGAATCTGAGGAAACTGTAGAAGATAGTGAAGAAGAGTGATAAAGACTAATAAATAACTACTAAATGAACTTTAAGGATAATGGCGCATAACCCAGTAGGAATAAATTCCGCCTTACCTATTGCCGATGGAGCTAATAGGAGGGGTGTTGATAAAACTGCACATCAGTCTGAATACTTAAGAGTTGTAGCAAAAGGTGCCGGGGCACACGTTGCAATTGGAACTCTTCCAACTGCTGCAGTTACAAATTACTTTGTTCACTCTGGTGAAGCAGAGATAATTAGTCTCGGAAAACCTCAATCGAATAGAGTTACTGGTATTACCACCGGAGCTACAACAACTATTGATTTTGCTGAGGGGACTGGATCTCCATTTGGAGTTGGTGACGCCGTTACTCTTAGTGTAACTGGTCAATCTGATTACGATTTTACTCATAAAATTGTAAAAACGGTTAATAATACTGCCGGTAGAGATGGATATCATGGCACAAGAATCGTAGTTGATCACGATTCATCTACAGGAAACCCTGCAGAACTTTTATCCACGTCCTATGCAGAATTGAGAGGATCATTTATGGTCGCTGCTTATGGTGATGGTAGTGGAACACTTCATTATCAACAAATTCAATCTGCTGGAGGACCATCCTGATGAAACTTATTAGAGAAGAAATTGAATCAGTCAAGTTTCTCGTAGAGAAAACAAAGTCTGGTAAGAAATCAATGTATATTGAAGGAGTTTTCCTTCAGGGTAACATCAAGAACCGTAATGGTCGTATGTATCCCATGGAAACTCTTCGTAAAGAAGTTGCTCGTTATAACGAAAGCAATATTGTATCCGGTAGAGCACTTGGCGAACTTGGTCATCCTGACGGCCCTACCGTTAATCTCGACAGAGTTTCGCATAAAATCGTCTCTTTGAGAGAGCACGGTTCTAATTTCATTGGCAAAGCGAAGATTCTTAATACCCCTATGGGTAATATTGCATCCTCTCTTATTGATGAGGGCGTAAAACTCGGCGTTTCTTCTCGCGGTATTGGTTCATTAAAGGCTACCCGTGAGGGTGTTAATGTCGTTGGTGATGATTTTATGTTAGCAACTGCTGCTGATATCGTTGCTGATCCTTCTGCTCCCGATGCGTTTGTTGAGGGAATTATGGAAGGAAAAGAGTGGGTTTGGGAAGGAAGTCTTCTGCGTGAAAAGAAAGCAGAAGAGATTAGAAATTCTGTAGAAAAACTCACACTTCAAAGAAGATTGGATGAGCAGAAACTGAATCTGTTCAATGATTTCCTTAATAGTATCTGATTTGATACATAAAATATTTTAATTTATAAATAAATATAGATTTTATCCAGGATAAACGGAGCGTTCAAATGTCTCGTGGAGATTTACAAGAAATGGAAGTAGGCACAAAGCAATCCAAAACTGCTGTCAATGCCGGAGCGAAACCAGCAGAAGGGATGGATACATCCATCGCGGGTTCTTACGAAGATCTCGGGGGTCCTTCTCCTGAGAATTACAAACCAGACGATGATTCAGCAAAGCTGAAGACTCCTAGTGGCTCTCTCAAGGGAGTTAAGGATGTCGTCAACAAAGGTGCAAAACCTGCTGAAGCCATGAAAGGCATGAAGGAGGACGAAGACCTGGATACAGAGGAGACTATCGAAGAAGATCAAGAGATCGTTGATGAAGTAGTATCCGAAGAAGAAGCAACAGAAGAAGAAGTAGTAGAGGAAGAGGACGAGGCAACTTATGCCGAGGCACCTCAACTCACCGAAATTGACATCGAAGAAGATGTCAATGCACTTCTTGGCGGTGAAGATCTCTCTGAAGAATTCAAAGAGAAGGCTAGAACTATTTTCGAGGCCGCACTTAAGTCCAAGATCGCTGAAGCAACCGAAGTTCTTGAAGCTCAGTACGCTGAGAAACTGGAAGAAGGAGTTGCTGAAGCAAAAGAAGCACTCGCAGAGCGAGTTGATTCTTATCTTGAGTATGTTTCTGACGAGTGGTTCACCGAGAACGCACTTGTTATTGAACATGCACTCAAGACTGAAATGACCGAATCGTTCCTCCAAGGAATGAAGGGTCTTTTTGAAGAACATTATGTACAAATCCCTGAAGAAAAATATGATGTGCTTGAGAGCATGGTAGAAAAACTTGATGACATGGAGACAAAACTCAACGAGCAAATCGAGAAAAATATTTCCCTCAACAAGCGTCTTTCCGAGTCGGTTGCTGATGGAGTTCTGGATCAAGTCTCTGAAGGTCTTGCACAGACCCAAAAAGAGAAGCTCGCTTCACTTGCCGAAAGTGTAGAGTTTGAAAGTGAGGAAGCATATCGTGAAAAGCTGAATACTCTTAAGGAATCGTATTTCAATTCCAAGAAAGAGTCTGCAGCAGCTAAAACCGAAACCCTTTCTGAGGGTGTAGACAACGCAGCACCTGGTGAGCAACACTCAGGTCAGATGGCTGCATACCTGAAAATGCTGGGTTCGACCTTAGCAAACTGAATATATTAAACTCAAACCGCAAACTTTAAAGGTACAAAGCAAATGTTCCAATCTGAACAGTTGCAGGAAAAGTGGGCACCTCTCCTCAATGCTGAGGGATGCGATAAGATCTCTGATCCCCATCGTAGAGCTGTAACCGCAGTCCTGCTGGAAAACCAAGAAAAATTTATTCAAGAGCAAAACGCCTTCAACGAAGGTGGTATGCTGACTGAGCAACCTACCAACGCTGTTGGTAATGGTGGCTACACCTCTTCAGGTGGTCAGACAGTTGCTGGTTTCGACCCAGTTCTGATCTCCCTGATCCGCCGCTCAATGCCTAACCTGGTCGCTTATGACCTGGCTGGCGTTCAGCCTATGTCTGGTCCTACCGGACTGATCTTCGCAATGCGTTCCAAGTACACTTCACAAAGTGGAACCGAAGCTCTGTTCAACGAAGCAGATACCGCATTCGCAGGTCAGAACGAAGGATTCGACCTCACCAACGGCATGACGGACGTTGCCGCTGGTCTGGGTACTACCTCACAGTCAGGTAGCAACCCTGCTGCACTGAACCCCGTTGCAACCGCATCTTCAACCGGTTATGACGTTGGTCAGGGTATGCGTACTGACGACGCTGAAGATCTTGGCACCTCTGGTGACAACTTCAACGAAATGGCATTCTCGATCGAGAAGGTCACCGTCACCGCTAAGTCCAGAGCACTGAAAGCAGAATACTCTCTGGAACTGGCACAAGACCTTAAGGCAATCCATGGTCTGAACGCTGAAGCGGAACTCGCCAACATTCTCTCTTCTGAGATTCTGGCTGAGATCAACCGCGAAGTCATCAGAACCATCTATAAGGTCTCTGAGCAAGGTGCCGTTTCTAACACCGCTACCGCTGGTGTATTCGACCTCGACATCGACTCTAACGGACGTTGGAGTGTTGAGAAGTTCAAGGGTCTTCTGTTCCAAATCGAGCGCGATGCTAACGCTATCGCACAAAGAACTCGTAGAGGAAAGGGCAACATGATCCTCTGCTCCGCAGACGTTGCTTCCGCCCTGACCATGGCTGGTGTACTTGATTACACCCCAGCACTCAACGCTAACCTCAACGTTGATGACACTGGTAACACCTTCGCTGGTGTTCTGCAAGGTAAGTATCGCGTATACATCGATCCTTATTCTGCAAACCTCACCTCTGCTAACGCTTCGGGTGGTAACCAGTACTACGTTGTTGGTTATAAGGGTACTTCACCTTATGACGCTGGTCTGTTCTATTGCCCATACGTTCCTCTTCAGATGGTTCGTGCAGTTGGCGAGAACACCTTCCAACCAAAAATCGGATTCAAGACCCGCTACGGCATGGTCGCGAACCCATTTGCAGAAGGAACCACCGTTGGCGCAGGTCGCCTCAGAGTCAACAGCAACCGCTACTACAGAAGAGTTGCAGTCAAGAACCTCATGTGATTCATATTCACAACCTTCAAGACCTCCTTCGGGGGGTCTTTTTTTATTATGAGGATAAATAGTAAAAAACTCTATTAGTAATGGCGACTAGAAAGAAACCTAAGGAAAGGGTAGGAACTCCGATTGAGAATAGAAATTTCTTATCACCAACAGGGTTTAAGTTTTCCCTGAAAAGAAGTCCTGGAGCAGCGTTTTTTTGCAACCAAGCTAATATTCCATCTTTAGATCTTGGAACTGCAGTTCAACCTTCATATCTAAAAGATATTGATGTTCCTGGTGACAAAATTCAATTTGGAGATTTATCAATTAGATTTTTAGTTGATGAAGATCTTGTAAACTATATGGAACTTCAGAACTGGATTCGTGGTCTCGGATTTCCAGAATCTCTTAAAGAATTTGATGACTTAGAGAAAGAGGCAACTGGATCAGTTGTACCAGATGGAGATAACATTTATTCTGATGGCACCTTACAAATTTTAAGTAGCAACTTGGTAGCGAAGTTTAATGTAAACTTTAAAGATTTATTTCCCGTTTCTTTATCAACCATTACGTTTGACGCTACTGATACAGATATCGACTACTTTACAGCCGAGGCAACTTTCAAGTATACTATATACAGTCTAACTGATTTGAACAACACCCCTTTATGATCGACCTTGATACACTTCAAGGGATGTGGGAAAAAGATTCAAAAATTGATAATGACAATTTACATACTGAGTCTTTAAATATTCCATCCCTTCATGCGAAGTATTTTGAATTATATAATACTATCTTTCTGATGAGAAAGAAAGCAGAGCAACAGAGAAAAAATATTAGACACGAAAGGTACGAATACTTCAGTGGTAAGGCAGACCCTGATGTCTACATTGAAAATCCCTTTCCCAAAAAAATTAGAGACAAAGATACAATGCAAAAGTATCTTGATGCGGATGATAAATTATCTTCGGTATGCTTAAAAATTGACTACTATGATACAATGCTAGTTTATATTGAGAGTATACTTAAACAGATAACCAACAGAACCTATCAAATTAAAAATGCGATAGAGTTTATGAGATTTAACGCAGGATTGGGGTAATGGAAGAAGAAGAAAGTCTTTATCATCTAGAGTTGCCAATAGAAGCAGTTCGCATTATTCATAATGGTCTTTCTCAAGCTGCTAATAAATGGGCGGGAGGAGATCCTTCAGAACAAGAAAATCTTTTGGCGATGAGAGATTTATTTTATAGAATTATTCTTACCCACACGTTTGACAACGTAGAATAAATATCTGTAGATGAATGGATTTTCGTGATTGATACAACGGCTAATCTTGTTATTTCCAAATCCAACGAAGTATTTTTAAAAATCAATACAGAACCTCATATTGAATATGAGTTAAGGGATCACTTTAAGTTTGAGGTTCCTAATGCAAAATTTATGCCACAGTATCGTGGTAGAAACTGGAACGGAGAGATACATTTATATGACATGCGTTCTAAACAGATCTATGTTGGCCTGTTAGATAAGATTGTTCAGTTTTGTGATAATTACGGATATACTTACAAGTTTGAGGATAATAAATTTTATGGCACCCCATATGAAGAGAACGATAATATATCGTTAGAGGGTGTTAAAGATTATATGCACTCCATTTGTGCCCATACTCCCAGGAAGTATCAAATTGAGGGAGTATACGGTGCCCTAAAGCATAATAGAAAACTATTGATATCTCCCACTGCTTCTGGCAAATCGTTGATGAT